AATTCATCGTGTGGGTAATTATTTATATCATACCCTTTTTTAATTAAAAAAGGTTTAACTTCCTCAAAGAAATTTTCTGCATCCGTTAATCCAGGATGAAATGAAATATACATAGGTACATTTAAATTTACTAAAACCTCATCCTTTAATAATTCAGTTTCGTGACCCTCAATGTCTATTTTAATCATAGAAATTTTTGATTCATCCAGATTATTTTTATTTAAAATTTCTGATATAGTGTCACATTCGACAGTAATAGAATTTTCTGAAACACCTACTCTTGTAACACTATGACCTAATTCTAATGCCCCAATTTCAATACTGTTGGTTGTTGAAACACCTTTTTTTTCTAAAAATATATTGTTAATACCATTTAGTTCAATACTTTTATTAAATTCTTCGTAGGCAATTGGATCTGGTTCATACGCAATACAGTTTTTAGAATTAAAACTAGAATATAAGGACATTGGTCCAATCCAAGAACCAATATCAATAAAAGTTTTGTCTTTGTTTAGATGTTTATCTATAAAATTAAATGTTTCTTTCTCCCAATATTCAAATCTATTTTCCCAAAAGTTTTTTGACCATTGTTCTGTTTCATAAACATTAAAAATTATATTATTTTTCCTCACCTTTCTTTGTTCAATATTTTTAATATCACTACCTAAAAAAGATTTAATACCATCGATAACATATTCTACAGTTATTGATTTATGACATTCGAAATGTCTTTCAGTATTTTTATGTTCTGGACACCAATCCCAATCACCCTTATCAAATTTAAATTTAGGATTATTCCAACAACCATTACAAACAGATTTGTTTATAAATCTAGTACAATTGGTTGTGAACTCATGATCAGGTTCAGTAAAATTAGAAATCATAAATACGTGTTTATTTACTGCCCACGATAACCAAGATAAACCACTTGATAAACCAATCATAAATTCACTATGATGTATATAATTTATAGTGTTTTCTATGGACGTATTCTTAATATTATCAATAAACTTTGATTTAACTGCATCTTTAGAAATGTTTATAACTTTATATCCCAAACTAACTAACCATTCGGATAATTTTTCCCACCTTTCAAAATCCCAATGTTTTAATCCTGCGGTTGAGTATGGGGATATTACCACATATTTTTCACCTACTGGGTTATCACCCACTTTATAATCAATGATAGGTTTAATCTCTTTATATTCTAAACCTAAAATATTTGTTGCCGCCTTTTGTAACGGAATAGTATTAGGTAATTCAGGTTCCATTTCATCATTATAGAACCAACCTAATTTATACATCGCATATAAATTATGTACGGTACTCCCTGGTTTAACAAATGTTATATTAGGATATACTTTTTCAAATAGATGATTCCAAAAAGTAGATACTATTAACTCACAATCCCATTTTTTTCTAAATTCTTCCATATATGGTATCCACGAAATAGTATCTCCCAATGCCGCAGAATCAAATGCCACATAAACTCTTTTACCTTTTGCGTCATAATTTATAGTTTGTTCAAAACCATCATCTGAAGTAACTTTAATCTTCCAATTTTCAAAATAACTACGATTTAATTTTGACCACATATTTGCACCCAATACCGTAGTATATGTTGATTTTCCATTTGTATCAAAAAACTCAACATTATATTTTTTATCTGAGTTACCTAATATTTCGAAGAATGGTTGATTTACAAAGTTAACATTAAACCTAATGTTTTCACTGTGATTCATACTTGTTTGTTCCATAACATTAATATATTTTTCTTTAGTTTGTTGTGAATCTACCGATCCAATTTTTTCAAATAACTTATTATTTTTTTCACCGTTTTTATTTAAACTTTCCCAAAATGAGTTTTCCATAACATTGTCGTACTCTTGTAAGAATAGTTCGTTATCCGAAAAACTATCTGTTTGTGTAAATACCATAGGTAAGGTGATACCAAAATTAAACTTTTTATGATTTGTGGAGTGTAAAAATCTATATTCTTCACAAGAACAATCATTTAAAAACATATCTACTGTACATTTATAAAGATAATGTTTAGGATTCATATAATTCTCCATTTGACTAACGTAATGTTCAATGAAGTGTCTATGATAAAATAAAGACTGACTACACAACATTTCTTCGAAACCACCATGTGTTTTCCCATTAACTACAATCTCACTTCTCGGTAAAAGTTTTACACCTAATGCAACAACATCATAATTTTTTACGGTTGAATTCCACTCGTTAAAGATGTTATCTAAATGGTTTTTATCTACACCATTCATTAGTTTTACATCGTCCTCAATAACAATTATATTTTCTAAGTCACTACTTAAAATGTTTTTAAAAATTTCTAAATAGGAGGCAGTACAACCTAATTTCTTATATTCAGGATTTTCTATAATGGTACCATCTACAAATTCATAACCAGTAATTTCTAAATCATTAAGTGTTTTTATCACACTTTCTCTTCTGTCTACCCTATGTGGTAAATTAATAACATATCCTGCGTCCGCAATTTTTATATTCTTATAATATAAACCTTTTAATTTTTTTATCATATTATCTAATACGTCAATTCTCTTTTCTCCGTGATAAAACAATAAATTCTCTCTTTTTTTAGGTATTTTAAACCAATCACCATAATGAGAGTCTACCCCATTAAAACCTATATCATTAACTTTATCTATTGTATCTAAAGAACCATTAACATAAATGTATGGTAGTCCATCTTTTATATCTTTTTTCCAAAGTAAAACATTAAGAATAGTTTCTTCATTAAAAGGTGCGTACCATTCATTGTTTTTTAGTACTTCAGGATGTGTACACATTTGATACCATTCGTTTAAAAAGTCAGTTGTATTTTGTCCTGACACAAAATAACCAGTTTGTCTATATTTCTCCCTAACTTTTTGGTTAACGTTAAATAATTCACAGGTTGAGTGTTCTAATGTATTTGTTAAATCGTCTTTAGTGGATGCACCTCCTCTACCGTTTATAATTAAATAATCGTAAATACCCTCAACAAAATAAGGATAGTTAAGATTCTCATCGTACATATTAAAAATATTGTCAACACTTTTAGTTGCAATTGAATCACTATCAACATACGCCACAACATTAGAATATTTTTCTAAGGCATCTTTTACTATTAAAGGTCTTTGTATTAAAATGTTATATATCTCACTATTAGATCTATTAATATAAAAATTATCGTTTTCATTAATAAACATATTTTCGGATTCACTAATATCACATTTCCAATTTACGGTAATAGTATTTTCAACATCAATTTCCTTATCAGAATTTAGTAAATAAACAATTATAGGTAAATTACTAAATTGTCTAACAGATTCTACAGATTTTTTAACGATATCAAAATATTTTTCTGTGGCATAGTATACATATGCATTTTCAAACTTATCTTTTTGTTTTTCGTTTTTGATACCTAATAATTTTTTTATATTATTAACATCTTCACTAACATTTCCCGATAAGAAAGTAATATTTTCATTGTTATTATAAACACCACAATATGTTTCCAAATTAAACATAAAAATTGGTATGTCATATTTCATCACCTCTTTTATTACTAATGGGTTAAGTTCTAAAATTGAACTGAATAAGAATACATCAGAAGCCATAATAAAATCTTCCACATCTTCTCTTTCTCCCCATAATATACAATTACTTGGTTTATCTTTTAAAATAGGACCCCAATAATCCTCAAAATTACCTGCCTGATTACCAACAAAGTGAAAAATTACTTTTTCATTTAAAAATCTTCTCGCAATCTCAAATGCATATCCTTGATTTTTTCCTGACGTAAATAAACCTACATTTAAAATATGTACATAATCATTATCTAATAGGAACTTTTCTCTCGATTCTTCTACCTTTTTTTCTTTTTTATCTATTGGGTACTCTATTACCTCAGATTCTACACCGAAGTGTGAATACATCTTTTTAGACCATTCTGAAACGAATATGAATTTATCTGGAAAATATCTTTTAATATTTGAGTTGTTGTAAGAACTATGTGTAGTCTCAAAGATTTTCCACGACCTATCTTTTTTATATAAAAATTCTAGTAAATGGTTATCTATGAATGTTTCTGAAAATTCCTCAATAGATATGATATCGGGATTAATTGAATTAACGATATTAAAAAGATTATCTTTATCATGTTCTAAGGCAAAAAACTTATCTTTTAATAAGTCTATGATTTTATTTCTTTGAACCACGAAGTGTGGTGATAAAAAACTATATTCGACACAATATACATCATAAGTATCTTTTAATAGTTCAATTCTATTTAAAGTAAATTGAGGTGCACCACCAGTAGATAAATGTGGGGTAATTAATAGTAACTTTTTCATAAAACAATATTAAGGTATAAAATGAAAAAAATAAATATTATTCGTCATCACCATATATATCTTTTTTTGGTTTACATTTATCTTTAATTAGTTTTTCAACAAACGCAAACATCTTTAACCCATTATCCTCACAGTACTCCTTCAATAATTTATGGGTTTGGGGGGTAATTTTCAGATTTTTATCCCGTTTCATAACACTTTTTAATATAAGTATGATAAAAGTATGATAATTAACATACTATTTTTAAAAATGGGACTTTAAAAATAAATTTTTCAAAAATATCGGCATATTTATAATAAAAAACGAAATCAATAATAAAAAATAAATTAAATTTAAATGGCATCAACAGATAGAATTTTTGTGAGTCCTGGTGTATTTACATCAGAAAAAGATTTAACTTTCGTTACTAGACAGGTTGGGGTTACAACTTTGGGGTTATTGGGTGAGACACCTAAGGGACCAGCATTTGAACCAGTCTTCATTTCTAATTACGATGAGTTTATCAACTATTTCGGTGGTTTGAACCCTGAAAAATATAAGGGTAACGGTTACCAAAAATATGAATTAAATTATATTGCCAAATCATTTTTAAGTCAAACTAATCAATTATATGTTAGTAGGGTTTTAGGTTTGTCAGGATATAAAGCGGGTGATTCTTGGTCAATTACTTTGGATTCTAGTGAGAATCCCGATACGGTGGCTTCAGGTACATCTACAACATATTCAACATTATTAACGTATTCTGCACAAACAACAGGTAACCCAATTACACTTACGTGGGGTGACACAACTTTACAATCATTATATAATAATAATCAAATTAGTTCTAGTTTTACAACTATAGGTTTATTAAGTACTGGACAAACTATTAGTCAAACATCACCAGTTTACAATAAAACTAATTGTAATTTTAGTGGGGCAACCTTTAATATGACGGTAACAAATAGTGGTACTTCACCAGGTGGTTTCATAACAGGAACTACAAGTGGTACAGTTGTTACTTATACTGCATCATGTTTTACTGACATCGATGGTAGTGTAATTGCGACTTTAAGACCTAGAGGTACTTACGATCAAGCGAATCAGGAAATTATTTATGATGTCACTGGTACTACAAACGCATTTATGACTAATACATCTAATATTGTAACAAATGCATTGGCTTCGTTCAGTATTAATGGTACTGGTTCTACAGGTAACGCATTTACATATGACGTATCTATGGATAGAACTAAAAAGAATTTCTTACCAAGAGTATTCGGTAGTGCAGTACAGGATAAAGAAACTGAATTGTGGGTAGAAGAGATTTACACTAATGTTTTAGAAGATTTAATCGCTAAAGATCAAGTAAGAGGTTTAGATATTTCATTCTTAGAAATTTCTGCAACATCAACTAATAACTTTAATAATTATTTAGAAGGTTGGAAATCTGCGGCTTCACCTTGGGTTCTTTCAGAATTAAAAGGTACTGGATCAGGTGCAACATTACAAAGATTGTTTAGATTTGTAACAATATCTGATGGTAACGCTGCGAATGAAGATATAAAAATATCTATCTTAAATATTCAACCAGATAATAAGACATTTGATTTAGTAGTAAGAAAATTCTACGATACTGATGCGAACCCTAATGTAGTTGAGAAATTCTCTTCAATTAACTTAGATAGTACTACATCAGGTTTTATCGGTAGAAAAATTGGTACGGTAGATAGTGAATATCCATTAAGAAGTCAATTCATTATGGTTGAGTTATATGATCCGAATGATCCTGACTTAGGTAACCATTTCCCAGCAGGTTTTGAGGGTGTACTTAATAGAACTTATATTGGTAATAGAACAGGTTTACCACCGAAGATTGAATACAAAACAAGATATACTGACTTTAACACTAATAAATTAAGAAAAGTTTACTTAGGATTGAATAGTGATATCGGAGTAGATCAAGATTTCTTCGACTATAAAGGTAAGAACGCAGTTAACAACGGTGAATATACTGGTAAAACAGATGGCTTCCACTTAGACGTTAATGCGAGTGGTGCAACTATAGACTTAGGTGTTAATAGTTATGTACCTACATTACAGGTTGGTATTTCAGCATTTACTACTGACGCTAGTTTGGTTAATGGACCTTATGAAAAATTAGCAACAAGAAAATTCACATTAACACCATTTGGTGGATGGGATGGATGGGATGAGTATAGAACTACTAGAACTAACATTGATTCTTACACTAAAACAGGATCTAAGGGTTCTATTGGTTTAACTAACGGTACATTTACAACATTCACAACAAGTGAAGGTGATGATGGTATAACTTCTGACTACTACGCATACTTAAACGGTATTTATACATTCAATAATCCTGAGGCAGTTAATATTAACGTATTTGCAACACCAGGTATCGACCTTAGAGATAACGTAAGTTTGATTGAAAATGCAGTAGATATGGTTGAAGTTGATAGAGCGGATTCATTATATGTTATGACAACACCTGATACTGATGTTGATGGTGTAACTATAACACCAGATGAGGCAGTTGATTTAGTAGAGGATTCAGGTATTGATTCTAACTATTCTGCCACTTACTGGCCTTGGATTCAGATGAATGATACGGAAAATAACAGATACGTTTGGTTACCTCCAACGGTAGAGGTTATGAGAAATATCGCACTTACAGATAACGTTGCTTTCCCTTGGTTCGCAGCAGCTGGTTTAAATAGAGGTACGACAAACGCAGTTAAGGCAAGACTTAAACTTAAGTTAGACGATAGAGATGATTTGTATGAGGGTAGAATTAACCCAATGGCAACATTCTCAGATGTAGGTGTTGTAATATTCGGTAATAAAACTTTACAAGTTAGAGAAAGTGCACTTAACAGAATCAACGTAAGAAGATTATTGTTACAAGCAAGAAAACTTATATCTGCAGTATCTATCAGATTGTTGTTTGAACAAAACGATGAGGTAGTTAGAAACCAATTCTTAAGTTTAGTAAACCCAATCTTAGATAATATTAGAAAAGAAAGAGGTTTAACTGACTTTAGAGTAGTGTTAGATGATACACCAGAATCTATTGATAGAAATGAGTTAAATGGTAGAATATTTGTTAAACCAACAAGATCATTAGAATACATTTCGATAGAATTCAATATCACAAATACTGGAGCAAGTTTTGACGATATTTAATAAAAATAATTGGGGGGTTAATACCCCCCTATTTTACATAAAATAAAAAGAAATGGGATTAAAAATTAAAAAAAACGGAAAAATAATTAGTTTGTCTGAAAGTGATTTGAAAAGAATTACTATGAAATTACTTAGAGAACAAGACGCTAATGAATCAGAGAATACTGAAAATACAAGTTTGGATGTAGAATTAGATGCAGTGGATGAAGACAATCCAGACCCAACTAAAGTACAACAAATTTTAGATAAAGTAGAAAACTTTTTAACTAAGGGTGAATTACCTAAAAACTTACAAAGATTCAAAAGAAAAATTAAAAATCTTTTTAATAAACACGGTAAACCAACACAGAAAAATTTAAGTACTCAGTGTGCTAAATGGTAATAATATTATTAAAAAATAAAAAAAGATGAAAATTAAAAAAAATGGTAAAGTTATTACACTTTCAGAATCAGATTTAAAAAGAATTGTTGGTGTCGTATTGAAAGAAGAAAATGACCCAAAAAAAGATTTAGAACAATGTTGTAAAGATGCGGGTATTAAACCACCTATGTCTTGTGTGTCAGGTGATGCCGCCAAATGTATGGAAGATTTGGGTAAAATGGTGATGAGTGATCCACTTGGTATGGGTATGAAAGCGGTAACTGCGTTAAATTGTCTTAAAGATAAAACGGGTTCACCTGTTATGAATTAAAAAAAAATAAAAAACATTTTTTAAAACCCGTCTTAACGATGGGTTTTTTTATTTTTACAAATATTTATATAGTATGAATATTAAAATTACTGAATCACAGTACAAAATTTTAAAGGAAACTAAGAAAAAAGTATACTCATTTGACTGGGATGACAATATTCTAAATATGCCGACAAGAATACACTTAGACTATAGTGTTAATGGGTTATTATGGGTACCAGTATCTGTTTCTACTGAACAATTTAGAAGTGTAAGACACAAAATAGGTACAGAGTTTAGATATCTTAACGATGATATAAAACAATCCTTTAAAGATTTCAGAGATTACGATGCATTTATTAGAGATGTCAAAAATGCATTAAATAGTGGTTCTTATAGTTATGGTCCTAGTTTTAATAAATTTAAAGAGGCATTAAAGAGTGGTAGTGATTTTTCAATAATTACCGCAAGATCAAATTCACCACAAGCCATAAAAGATGGTATAAAGATTTTAATCGACAGAACATTTAAATATGACGAAAGAAAAGAAATGGAAAATAATCTAAATGGGTTATCTATTGATGAGTATTTAAATTTACAAGATTATCATCCAGTTTCTTCTGAAGAGTTTATAAATAAATTTGGTTTAGATGTAGACGGAACTAAACCCGAAAAAGGTAAGGAGATTGCATTTAGAAGTTTTGTAGAAAAGGTGGTTAAACAAATTGGGGATATTAAAAATAATTCTGAGTTTGAGGGGATTAGTGTTGGATTTAGTGACGATGATGAAGGTAATGTTAAAATAATAGAAAAACTAATAGAGGATGAATTACATAAATTGTATCCTGAAATTAATTTTATAATTTACGACACATCAGACCCTAAGAACCCTAAAAAGAAAAGAATAATTATAAAAAAATAATTTTTTTCAAAAACAGAATATTTATATATTAAATAATACAACTATAACAAAAAAATTAAAAACAATTTAAAATGGCGGATTTATTAATGAGAATGCCTGTTCCTTATGAACCATTAAGAAAGAATAGGTTTATTTTGAGATTTCCTGACGAGTTAGGAATTCAAGAGTGGTGGGTATCTACTACGTCTAGACCAAAATATACAAGTGATGAGGTAGCAATACCTTTCCTAAATACTGAGACATATGTTATCGGTAGATTTAGATGGGAATCGATTTCCGTAACGTTTAGAGATCCAATCGGACCTTCTGCAACACAAGCGTTAATGGAGTGGGTTCGTTTACACTCTGAATCAGTAACAGGTAGACAAGGTTATGCTGCAGGTTACAAAAAAGATGTAGAGTTAGAAATGTTGGACCCAACAGGTGTTGTTGTTCAAAAATGGATTCTTCAAAGTACTCAGTTAAATGATGTAGACTTTGGTGGGTTAGATTACTCTTCTTCTGATTTGGCAGATATCACTGCAACACTTAGATTTGACAGAGCGATAAACGTATTCTAATACGGTTTATTTACATATTTACAAAATCCTTATCGTATATATATTATATGGTAAGGATTTTTTATTTATAACACCTTTTTTATAATTTTATAATATTTATATATAAACAAAAAAATGAAAAGATATAACAGTACTTTAAATGAGGAGATTAATAGAATGAAATCTCTTTTTACTGAAGAGAGAATGTTCGGTAATCTGATAACTGAAGATGTTAGTGAGCCTACGGAATCTTTTACAGATATTCTAACTGGAAACGATTTTAAAACTAAAGACGCAAATGCGGCAGAACCTATTTATAGTAGAGACTTTAGACCATATAATATTGTTAAAGTAAAAGAGAGATTAGATGGTAAAGGAAAAAAAACAGAAAACGGTTTTGATTTTAATAGGGCAGTACTAAGATACTCAGTTAAATTAACTATGGATCAAAAAGTTGTGAGTAACTGGGTAGGTTATTTAGAGTTCCCATACATTGATGAGGAGGGTAAAGAACAAGTTGAGTTAATTGGTAACTTAATAGACTCTAAAAATTCTGGAGGAAATGGTGTTGATTTATTTAAAACTAAATTTACTGAATCATTAAAATCAGATTGGTTTAAGTCTAAGGCTGGAACTAATCCCGAATTCTCCACAAAACAAGACGCTGGTGATGTTAAACAACAAAGAAAAGACAATGTTAGTGCAACCAAAAAAGAAATTAACAGGAGTAAAGATGAGTGTAGAGATTTCGTAAAGGATATGTACAAACAAGTTAGACAGGGTAAAACCAAAGAAGAATTCCAAAAAGAAGATATACAAGGTGTACAGTTTTGTATGAATTCTTTTTATACGACATTTGAAAAGGAGGGTTTATTTAGAAAGGGTGATGAGATACGAATAATGTATAAAACATTAGGAATTAAACCAACCGAAAAAATGATAGAACTTGGTGCGGGTAAAGATGATGAAGAAATTACTGGAGACACATTTGACGACGCAAAGGCAGAAGCGGGTGTAGAAGGGGAAAGATACGTTGTTAAGGATCAAAATGGTACTAAAGTTGCAATTGTTAGAAAGGTTGGGGCAAACAAATTTAATTTCCGTTCTAAGATGAATGTATCTTTGGTTGATAAAACTGATAAAGGAAATATAAAATTCACAAAAGAATATATTAGTAACATATATAAAGAATTAAACATTAACCCAAATAAACAAAGAATTGTTATTCAAAAGGCAACTGAAACAGATAAAATGGATGTTGGTACATTTGTATTAACTAATGTTTAAAATATGAAAAAAAGAGTAGTAATATCTGAAGAACAATATAAACGTGTGTTTTTATCTGAACAACCAGTTACTTGGCAAGTTCCTGACGGTAATTCACTTTTAAATTGGAAATCCAC